CCCTCGAACACGCCCACCGCGACCCTCGCACCCAACGAGGTCAACAGCGTCCGGGCCCGCTACAACCTGCCGCCGATCGAGATCTACGACGTGCAGATCCCGAAGGACGACGGGTCGATGGCCCGCCCGCTGCCCGAGGACCGCTGGGTCATGGTCCCGCCGAACCGCACCCAGTGGGGCGAGACCCAGTACGGCATCACCGCCGAATCCATCGCGCTCACGACCGGCGACAACCCGGCCATCGAGCTGGAGGAGGCGCCCGGCATCATCGTCACCCACGGCTGGCAGGACGACCCGGTCCAGGTGTGGACCAAGGGCTCCGCCGTGGCGATGCCGGTGATGTACGTGCCGGACATCCACATCACCGCGAAGGTGTACTGACCATGGCCAAGCTCGCAGCCACCGTCCACGTCCGAGACCCGCGCACACATCAGATGGTGCAGCTCGACGCCGGAACCGCACCGGAGCCCGAGCTGGCCGCCCTGGTCACCAACCCCGATGCCTGGGAGGACGGCAAGCTCCCGGCATCCGCCCAGAAGACCGCCGACAGCAGCACCTCGTCGTCCACCAGCGCCGAGGACAGCACCGGCGACAAGCCGGCCGCACGCAAGACCGCGGCCAAGAAGCCGGCTCGGGGCCGGAGCGCCGCTGACGAGGGCACCAGCGGCGACTAACGCGGCGTGCGGGCCCCCCCCCCCGGTGGGGGCGCCACCAAGCGGGCCCGCACCCGCACCCTTCCCGACCCACACCCACAGGAGGCCGCCCTGGACACCCCCGTACGGGCCTCGCCGCTCGCCCAACCCCGCACCCCCCCCCCCATCGCCCACCTCGAACCCCCCCTTACCCGCCTCGGCACCGCCCGCGCCGTCGCCCTGGAAATCCTCCGCGAACGCCTCGCCGCGCTGCGCGCCCAGCCCGCCAGCATCAATGTGACCGGCGCCGTCGCCCTCAACACCGCCGAGAACATCAAGGCCTACGAACGGCAGATCGCCTCCCTCGAGAACGGCGAACCCCCGGCGCCCGACGACCCCACCGACGGCAGCACCAGCAGCCTGGGTCTGCTTCGCCTGCGCGAGAGGCCCCGCCGATGACCACCCTCGTCCGCCAGCGCCGCCGCACCCTCCGCCAGCGCCTCCTCGGCGTCATCACCGACGCCGTCGCCCGGCTCCGCGCCGCGTGGTCCATCCTCACCACCGCCCAGACCCGGCTCCTCAACGCGCTGTCCGCTATCCGCCCGGGCCGCTCCGCCCGCACTGGTGCCGCCCTGCGCGCTGCGATCGCCGTGTTCAACCGGTCCCTCGTCGCGTTCGACCGCGCCGCCATGGCCTTCGCCGAACGCTGGGCCAGCAGCGACCTGCCCCTCATCTACCGCGAGGGCGCCTGGACGATGCTCGACAACGCAGGCCGCCGAACCAGCCTCTTCCAGTGGACCGACCGGCACCGCGCCGCCATCACCACCGCGTCCGCCCAGTACTACGCCGACCTCACCAGCCGCATCCAGCAGGCCCTGCGCCGCGGCCGCGCCTTCCTCCGCGCAGCCCAGGACGCTGTCCGTGGCACCGTCGACCGATTCGACCCCGCCGCCCTCCGCTCCCAGCACCCGCTGGACACGGTTGTCTACGCCAACAACTCCCGGCATCCGGTCGATGCGTGGGCCCGCGCCGCGATCACCTGGCAGGCCGTCACCACCGCCAACACCGGAGCCGCCCGCACCGCCCTCGACGAACTCGGCGTCGACTTCGTCGAGGTCCGCGATGGGCACGGCTGCGGCTGGCGTGATCACGAGGACGAGGACAAGGCGGACCGAACGCTGCGAACCGTGCAGGACGCACTCGCCCACCCCACGGCCCATCCGCACTGCATCAGAGAGTTCCTGCCCCGCCTCGACCTGATCGGCCGCATCAACATCCGAACCGGAGCCCTGCTCTGATGCGCCTCACCATTACCGCAGGCGGACGCACTGTGGACCTACGAACCGACCCCCGAGAGGCCGTGACCCTACAGGCAGCCGAGAGCGCAGTACTGCGGATCCTCAACGCGCTTCCCGCTGCTGATGAAGCCGAGGACGACGATCAGCCGTTCGGTTTCGCCTTGTCGTCCGAGACGGAGCGCGCCCCTGAGGCACCCGACACAGTGGAGTACGAGGACGATGAGTAACCCAAATGAGCCGCAGGCGCACGGTGTCCGCATCGACGCCCAGCCCGGCCACGCCACCATCAGCCTCGACGGCACCCCGCTCCCGCCCGGCCAGGTCACCGGCTACACCCTCCACCACGACGTCCACAACGCGCTGCCCACCCTCGTCTTGCACACCCGGCAGCCCGAAAGCGTCACCTGGGAGGGCCTGGCCCGCGTCGCCATCGCCGACCCGCAGCCCGACCACTTGGCGATCGCCGAGTTCCTCGCCGACATCGACCCGGCGGCGCTCGAGAACGCGGCCCTCAACCGGGACGACCTCGGCGACAGCAAGTACGACCTGACCCGGGCCATGCTCCGACAGCTCGTCGACTGGGCACGAGGAGACGTCTGATGGCCGGCCTCGACGACGCGCTGGCCGGAGTCGTCCAGTGGATCCAGACCAACCTCATGGTGGACACCGTGCGCGTGGAGAGGCCGTCCAGCGCCGCCCCCGTCTTGGACCCGGGCACCGGCCGACTCGTCCATCCCGAACCGGAGATCGTGTACGAGGGGCCGGGCGCTGTGCTGTCCACCGGGGCCCCGGGCGGCATCAACGCCCTCCCATCCGCGACGCTGCCATGGACGGAGGAGACGACCTCCCCGGCACGCCTTCTCACCCCCCTTGCTGCGCCGATCCCGGCCCGGGACGACCTGGTCGAAGTCGTCGCCGTTCACAACCCGGCGAACACCGCGCTCATCGGGCGTATCTGGTTCGTGCAGGACCCGGGCCGCGCCTCCACCGTTGAGGTCGTCCGCACCACCCCGCTCGACATGAAGCAGGCCCCACGCCGAGAGGCGGGCGCCCTGTGAACCTGAATGAGATGGCGGACCGCCTCGAGGGCGCCGCGGACCGGCTCGGCGAGGTCACCGAGCAGCGCATGCGGCACGTCGGCCGGCTCGGCGTCGCCCGGGTCCGGCAGAACGCATCCGGGCGTCCCGGACCGAACGTCATCACCGGCCAGTACCGGGCATCGTGGCGTGCCGAGACCCGCAGCATCCCGCACGGCGCCGAGTGCACGATCGGCACCACCAGGCCGCAGGGCCGGCGCCTCGAGTTCGGCTTCTACGACATGACCGACAGCATCGGACGCCACTACTTCCAGCCGCCATTCCCGCACGTGCAGCCCGCCCTCGGCTACATCGAGGACACCCTGCACGAACAGATGGAAGCCGTCGTCGAGGAGTTGCTGTCGTGATCGAGAAGCGACTGGTCACCGACTGGGTGGTGACGACCCTGGAGACGGCGTCGGGGATGGAAGTCGGCCGCGGCTCCGTACCACGCGGGGACGCCGATCCGCCGTTCTACCTGCTGTACTCCGTGGACACGGCGGTCGGGGGCGCCCCGCTGGCCGACATGAGTGAGGACGCCTCCCTCGTCTACCAGCTCACCTCCGTCTCCGGGCCCGACCCGGAGGTTCCGCAGTCCACCGCGTGGCTCAGCCAGCTGGAGTGGATGGCCGACAAAGCACGGGCAACGTTCCTGGGCCGCGACCCACTCACCGGACTCTGGCTGCACCCGCTCCTCATCCCCGGCGTCTCGTGCACGGCTCGCCGTCTGGACGTCGAGTGGGGCGGACAGCCAGGGGGAACGTCCGAGCAAGAAGCTGGAATCATGACCTACGTACAAAGGTTCAGGTTCGACCTGACCCCCGCCTGACCCCAAGGTCGGGCAGCAACCGCACCGCGGCGGGCCCTCCGCGGACGCCACCAGGCAGGTGGCCGCCACACCGACACGTGTAGCAGGGGCCCCAACGCTCGGCCCCTAACCGCGAGGGGCCAAACCATGGCGAGGTTTAACCGCAAGGGCACCACCAAGATTCACTTTCTGCCGACCATCGCGGCCGGCACGCTGATCCCGACCGCAGCAGAGATCACCGCCGGTACGGACTACACCGCGAACATCAACGCGATCGACGGCTGGAGCCTCGAGAACCAGCCCATCGACACCCCCGACATGGCGTCCACGTTCGTGTCGAAGATCGGTGGTGACGACACCGCGGCCGACAGCTCCCTCACCTTCTACGAAGACAGCACCCTCGACGACATCGAGACCGAGCTGGCCAAGGGCACGTCCGGCTACATCGTCATCTTCTCCAAGGGTCTGACGACCGGCGCGAAGGGCATGGACGTTTTCCCCGTCACCGTCGTCTCCAACTCGAAGGCGTACACCACGGACAATGAGGCCGCGAAGATCACCGTCCAGTTCACGATCACGAAGCGCCCGCTGTTCAACGGCACCGTCCCGACCCTGACCTGATCCCGGCCGCCGCCGCATCACCCCACCAGCCCCCGGCCGGGCCCGTGACGTACACGGGAAGGGCGCCACGCGCGCCCGGCCGGGCCTTCCCCACCGGAGAGTCGCATGCCGAACAACTGGGACGCCCTCAAGAAGCGCCTGGACAAGGTCAAGAAGCCCGTCTCCGCGTTCCACCTGTGCGAGGACCCCGACATCCGCGACCGCTACCAGGCAGCGAAGAAGGCCGCGGACCGCACCGCCGCCTACCTCAAGTCGCTCCCCGACGACACGGGCGCCGACGCCCGGGCGCTGGCCCAGAAGCGGGCCATGGAGGCTGCATCCGAACTCGCGGCCGTGGACCCGGAGTACCAGGCCGCGACCATCACTCTGCGATTCACGGCGCTGGAGCGGGCCGCACTGGAAGCCCTCCAGAACGCCCACCCGGCCAGCGAGGAGGAAGAGGCCGCAGGGACCGCGTTCGCCTACGACACTTTTGCCCCCGCGCTGATCTCCGCCGCCTCCCTGGACGGCATGCCCGTCGAGGACGCCGCCCACTTCCTCAACACCTGGACCGCGGCCGACGCCCAGGCCCTCTTCAACGCGGCCTGGTCCGTGCAGCACACCCAGCGGACCGACCTGGGAAAAGGCTGATCGACGATGACCGGTTCCGAGCCGAGATGGAGCTGTGCCGCCAGTACCGCATCCCGCACAGCCTCTTCCGCGGCCACGGCACCGGCACCTGGACGGACCTCGACCGCCGCAAAGCCCTCGCCTACGAGACCTACCTCAAGTCGGTCTGCCCGGGCTGCGGCACCCGCCCCCAGGAGTGGGACGAAGACGCGGGCGGCGACGAGGACGCCTACCGGGCGATCACCCACCGCTGCATCGGCTGCCAGCTCATCGCCGACCGGCAAAAGTCCGTCCCCACCGGCGACGAAGGCCACGGGGTGAAGGTCCTGTTGATCCCCTCCAGCGTCCACGCCGCCATGGAAATCGCCCGCCACCAGCACTGACACCGAAGGGAGGCACCGGATGTCGTCACAGTGGAACCTCTCCGTACGGCTCACCGGACGAGGCCAGAGCCTGTCCCGCGCCTTGCGCGAGGCAGCAGCAGACGCCCGGACAGCCTCCGCAGACATCAACGCGCTCCGCCGCAACCTCACCCTGCTGCGCACGGAGACCCGCGACGACGTCCGCATCCGCATCAACGTCGACGGCACCCACCTCCGCGATGACGTAACCGCAGCTCTCAACGCCGCAGGCAGCGGCCAAGGCCTCGGCATCCGGTTGGACATAGACGCCGACCACCTTCGTGACGACGTAACGGCGGCCCTCACTGCCGCACAGGCAGGCCAAGGGCTCCGGGCTCGTCTGGACGTGGACGCGGACCACCTGCGGGACGATGTGCAGGCGGCTCTCACGGCCGCAGGCAGCGGCCAAGGCCTCCGAGTCCGCCTCGACATAGACGCCGATCACCTGCGAAGCGACGTCCAGACCGCAATCACCGACGCCGGAGGCGGTCAAAACCTCGGCGTCACGCTGCAACTCACCGACACCATGCAGCTC